TGGTGCGCCTCCACCTGTTCAAGGATCAGGACGCAGCCATCGACCCGGACACGTCGCCATCGCTTCGCCCGAGCTACCTGGCCATGGTGCAGCTGGCGACCAACGACAAGCGCGTGGCAGCGCAGATCGTAGCAGACAGAGCCGCAGAGGCCTCGGCTGACTTCGATGCGCCCGTGGAGGAAGCTCCCACGGCTGAGAACTGGCAGGGGAAGCTCAAGATCACCGGCAAGGGCGGCATCGCGCAGACGATCGAGAACGTGGTCACGATCCTGCGCCACGACCCCAAGCTGGCCGACTGCCTGGCGCTCAACGAAATGGCGCACAACATCGTGGCCAAGCGTTCGCTGCCCTGGCGAGAGGTCAAGGGCACCAGCCAATGGATCGACGCCGACGACGCTGCGCTGCGCTACTACCTGGAGCGCGTCTATGGTCTATCCGGCAAGGACCGCATCTTTGACGCTGTGAACGTGGTGGCAGCGGAGAACAAGTTCCACCCCGTCCGTGAATATCTGGAGGGCTGCGCCTGGGACGGCGTGCCCCGCGTGGAGACGCTGCTGGTGGACTACCTGGGCGCCGAGGACAACGTCTACACCCGAGCGGTGACTCGCAAGACGCTGGCCGCAGCTGTGGCGCGAATCTACCGCCCCGGCATCAAATTCGATTACATGCTGACCCTGCGCGGCCGTCAAGGCCTGGGCAAGTCGGCGCTGATCGCAAAGCTGGGCGGGCAGTGGTTCAGCGACACGTTCACGACCATGCAAGGCAAGGACGCCTACGAGCAGGTCATGGGCGTGTGGATCATGGAGGTGGGCGAGCTGGCAGGCATGCGCAAGGCAGAGGCCGAGACCATCAAGCTGTACATCAGCAAGCAGACCGACCGCTTCCGTCCTGCCTACGGGCGACGCCTCCAGGAGTTCCCGCGCCAGTGCGTATTCATCGGCACGACCAACGAGACGCAGTTCCTGCGCGACACGACCGGCAACCGCCGCTTCTGGGTGGTGGACACGCCGAACAAGCCCGCGCGCGACATGTGGGCGGACCTGACACCTGAGACCGTCCGACAGATCTGGGCCGAGGCCGTGCAGATCTACAAGGCGGGCGAGAAGCTCTACCTGCCCCGAGACATAGAAAAGAAGGCCCGCGAAGTGCAGGAGGCCTACGAGGAGGAGAACCCCCGCGCGGGCATCGTGGCCGACTACCTCGACCGACTGCTGCCGGCAGGCTGGGAGGACATGGACCTCTACAGCCGCCGCCAATGGCTGGAGGGCAACGCGGAGGGCACAACCCAACGCGAGACCGTCTGCATCCTGGAGGTCTGGGCGGAGGCCCTCAGCGGCAACCCGGACAAGCTCGACCGCTACGCCATCAAAGAGGTGAGCGACCTCATGGCCAAGCAGGACGGCTGGGTGCGCCAGGGCAACAAGCAGATCACCATCAAGCCCTACGGGCGCCAGAAGTACTACAAACGAGAGGAGGCCGAGGCATGAGCGTGCTGGAAAAGGAAATAGAGAAAAAGCTCCGCCTGGCCGTGGAGAAGCACGGCGGGCTGTGCCTCAAGTGGGTGTGCCCGGGCTGGAGCGGGGTGCCTGACCGCATCGTGCTGCTGCCAGTCGGTCGCATCGTGTTCGTGGAGCTCAAGCGCCCAGAGGGCGGCAAGACCAGCCGCCTGCAGCAGTGGTGGGCCAAGAAACTGATCGACCTGGGCTTCCACTACTGGCAGCTGGACGACGAGGAGGACCTGGAGCTGTTCGACTACGTCGAGCTGCAGCAGCGTGCCGCCTGGGAGAGATAGGAGGAGAAGGACATGAAGTGCAACACACCCAAACCGCCGAAAATGCCGAAGTCGTGGGACCAACTGCGGGACTACGACAGGCAGATCATTCTCAAAGTACTGGACGAGACCGCCGACGATCGCGCCGACAAGAAGCTGGCAGACACCCAGGAGGTCTGGATCAAGATGGGCTGCATCATCCTGGATGAGATGGGCCGGACCGAGGAGGAGCTCCTCCAGTTCATTGCTGCGTGGAAGCGCATGTACAGGCGCAACGCACGCCTCAAAAACAAGGAGGAGCAGGACGCCTGGCTCGACAGAGAGCTGGCGCGATGCTTCCAGGAAACCGGGTTCCCGCAGTTCAGGATCGACGAGATGAAGGAGATGTAAACGCATGAGCAACTTCACACCGTACCCGCACCAGCGCGCGGGCATTGACTGGATCACCGAGCGCCCCGCCTGCGCGCTGCTCTGGGGCATGGGGACGGGCAAGACCGTCACCACCCTGACCGCCGTGGACCGGCTGCTGTATGACTACCTGGAGGACGGCCCGGTGCTGGTCATCGCCCCGAAGCGCGTGGCCGAGAACACCTGGAGCAAAGAGTGCGCCAAGTGGGAGCACCTGCAGCACCTACGCGTCCGCAAGATCATGGGCACGGCCAAGCAGCGCATCGAGGCGGTGCACAGCATATTCGAGGGCCCCTTCGCTGACATCTACGTCATCAACCGCGAGAACGTTGTCTGGCTGGTGGATCTGCTGCAGAACCGCTGGCCGTTCCCGATCGTGGTCATCGACGAGCTGAGCAGCTTCAAGTCCGCCCAGGCGAAACGGTGGAAGGCTCTGCGGCGCGTCCGCGGGCGGATCCGTCGCCTCATCGGGCTGACCGGCACACCGCGCCCCAACGGCATCGAGGACCTCTGGCCGGAGATCTACCTGCTCGACCAGGGCGTCCGCCTCGGCCGCACGCTGAGCGCATTCCGCACCGGCTACCTGGTGCCCGAGAAAATGAACGGCCACATCGTCTACAGCTACAGACCAAAAGAGGGCGCCGAGGCTGCGGTCTACGAGCGCATCGGGGACATCTGCATGAGCATCAAGAAGGACGACGTGCTGCAGCTCCCTGGTCAGATCTACGAGGACGTGGAGCTGGAGGCACCGCCCGCGCTCATGAAGCAGTACAAGCAATTCGAGCGCGACAAGGTGCTGGAGTGCCTGGACGAGGACGGCGAGATCGTGGCGGGGTCCGCTGCGGCGCTGACCAACAAGCTGCTGCAGTTCGCGAACGGTGCCATCTATGACATGGACGGCCAGGTGCACCACCTTCACGACGTCAAGCTGGACGCCCTGGAGGAGCTGCTGGAGGAGGCTGGAGGCGACCCGGTGCTGGTGCTCTACGCCTACAAGCACGACCGCGACCGCATCCGGGAGCGCATCGCCTGCCGAGAGCTTGACACGCCGGAGGACATGGAGGCCTGGAACCGAGGCGAGATCCCCGTGGCGCTGGCGCACCCTGCCAGCATCGGCCACGGCCTGAACCTCCAGGACGGTGGGCACATCATCGTCTGGTTCGGCCTGACCTGGTCGCTGGAGCTCTATGAGCAAGCCAACGAGCGCCTGAACCGCCCAGGCCAGCGGAACGTGTGCATGGTGTACCATCTGATCCTAAAAGGCACCCATGACGAGAGGGTGCTCCAATCACTACAGAAAAAAGAGAAAGGACAGGCTGCCGCCATCGAGGCGCTGCGCCTGGAGGTAACGAAAAAATGAACATCGGACAAAAGGTAAAAATCAAAAAACTTGACAAACTGCCCGTGGAAATGCAGAACCGCACCTACGCAGGCATGGCGGGCCAGGCGGCCGTGATCATCGACCGCATCTACAGCGAAGCGCAGCAGGCGCACAGCTACAAGCTGCAGCTGGATCTTTCCAAGACCGTGCCCACGGCCACCTTCCCCGAGGAAGCGCTGGAGCTGGTCGTGGAGGAGGAGCCCGCCGAGTACGCCCACGAGATCGAGTACCTGGACAACGTGGTCCTGGTCCGCTTCTACGAGATCAGGGACGGCAAAAAGATCGAGCTTGCGCGCGGTCACGGACACATCATCCACGCGGGCGCGATCGGCGTCGCCCAGGCGACCAGCTACGCCATGTTCCGCGCCCTCGGTGCCCTGCAAGAGGAGGCCGCGCAAAAACGAGAAAACACAAAAAGACCCGCACGACGCAGCTGCTCACGATGGAGGAGCTCCTCGCGCGTCCCTGCGAGGTGGATGGACGCCCTGCGCTGTTCCACCGATGGATCGAGGAGGACCGGGCGCTGCTGAAGATCAACACGCTATGCCGCCTTGCTGAGGAGCTCGAACTGGTCCGCATATTCCGCAGCGAGGGCGTTGTCGAGCCCCAGTGCTCCACTGAGGTGATCCGCGAGACGTTCGCCCTGGTGGAATATAGGGACGGCACGATCGACAAGGTGAAGCCTGAGCTGATCCGCTTCATCAGGGAGGAGGGACAACGTGGGACCTAAATTTTGCGAAAGATGCAAGCACCTCGCGGAGGACGGCTCGTGCCGCAGTGCCAAGCACTGCACCAAGTGGCGCGCGTGGTTCGCGCGTGAATGGGCGCGGATCCGCAGAGCTGCCGAGAAAATCAAAAAGACCAACGGAGGGGTGCCGAAATGACAGAAGCAGAAATTCGACTAAATGTCAAGCGACGGCTGAACAGCTACAGAGACCTGCGCGCAGAGCACCGTCAGCTCCTGGATGAGCTGCAGCAGCTGGAGGCCGTCATGGACTCGCCCAGCGGCCCGAACTACGACGGGATGCCCAAGAGCCCAGGCGTCGGGAACCCTGTGGAGCGCATGGCCATCAAGCACCTGGAGCTGGTGGACCGTTACAAGGCGCAGCTCAGCAAGCTGGCAGCCGCTCAGCTCGCCATCGAGGAGATGATCGAGAGCTTGGAGCCGACCGAGCGCAGGCTTGCCCGCTTCCGGTACATAGACGGCCTGACCTGGGACGACGTCTGCGAGTGCATGAACTACAGCTGGAGACAGACGCACCGCATCCACGGCAGGATGCTCGACAAGCTCGTGGCGCAGGAGATGGAAAACACAAACAAATAACTGCACCGAGGTGCATCGCTGAAAGCAATCCAGCGATGCACTTCTGCATTTTTCGGTGCTCCAGCGATGCACCTGGGCGCTGTGAAGTGCATCGCTGCATCGCTAAAAAATCCAGCGATGCACCCAGCGATGCACCCCAAAACCCTTATAATATAAGGCTTTTTATACTACTGCATCGACTGCATCACTAAAATCAATAATAAAGACTATTTGAGTATATATATAGCATTTATAGGGGTATTATAGGGCAATATAGTGATAGTTAGGAGTTTTATAGGAAAAGTGCGATGCAGTCGATGCAGCGATGCACTTGGACTTTTTTCGCAGATCTGTAAGTATGGCATTGAATGGCACACTATAGTATGCTATAATGATAGCGTGAGGAACTGGGCATTGAGGCCAGTTCCTTTTTTGCGTGCCTGCAATAGCACAGGATGCGCGGGTGCGGTGGGATGGTGGGAAACAATAACACCGGGAGGCGATAGTCCTGAACCAGAAGCAATTCTACAAGAGCGGCGCATGGAAGCGCGCGCGCCGGGACTTCATAGACTACCGGCTATCAGTGGACGGCGGGCTGTGTCAGGTGTGTGGCCAAGAGCCTGGCCTGATCGTGCACCATAAGATCTGGCTGGACGATGACAACTGCAACGACCCAGACATCAGCCTGAACGCTGAGAACTTTTTATATGAGTGCCAAACCTGCCACAATAAAGAGAAGGATCCAAGGAAGGCAACACCAGGCCGCTGCCTCTACGGCCCAGACGGTGAGATCATCCGGTCCTCGAAGTATTGAGGCAGGAGCGGACTCCCCCCCATTCGCGAAAATTTTCGCACCCGGGTGGAGACCGAGCAGTGGCCTTTAATTCTACTCCGAAAACGCGCGAAAGGGGGTGTGGTAGATGGCAAAAGCGAAAACTTCCACGCGAATCAACCGAGAAAAAAAGAGACTCCAGGAACTTTTCAAAGACCTGGACCCGAACAAGCTGAAAACCTGCCAGGCTCTCATTGACCGGGCGGCATTTATCACGATCAGCCTCCAGGACCTGGAGGAGCAGCTGAACGAGACCGGCTGGGTGGAGGAATACCAGAACGGCGAGAACCAGTCCGGGCGCAAGAAGGCCGCAGCGGCTGACGTTCACATCAGCCTGACCAAGAACCTGAACGCCATCATCAAGCAGCTGCTTGACCTGGTACCTCCCGCACAGAGGGCCAGCCGACTCGAGGAGCTGATGAACCAGTGACACCGTTCGCAAACTACATACAGGAGTACTACTACCGCATCCAGAAGGGCGAGATCGTCGTCGGGCGGTGGATCCGGCTCCTATACGAAAAGATCACCGCGGGGCTCCGGGATGGTCTTTTTTATTTTGACGATCGCAAGGCCAACCGCGCGATCATGTTCATCGAGAGCTTCTGCCGCCACTGTGAGGGACGCAACGACCTGATCACGCTGGAGCTCTGGCAGAAGGCGACGGTGTGCCTCATGTTCGGAATCGTCGACGAGGACGGCCTGCGAATCTTTCGCGAGGTCTTTTTGGTCATGGGCCGAAAGAACGGCAAGAGCCTGTTCGCCTCGGCGTGCATCGCCTACATGGACTACCTGGACGGCGAGTACGGTGCCAAGATCTACTGCCTGGCGCCGAAGCTGGAGCAGGCGGCGATCGTTTACGACAACTTCTACAGAATGATCACCCAGGAGCCCGAGCTGGCACAGCTGGCACAGAAGCGGCGCTCCGACATATACATCGAGACGACCAACAGCAGCGTGAAGCCCCTGGCGTTCAACGCGAAAAAGTCGGACGGCTTCAACCCGCACTTCACGGTCTGCGACGAGATCGCAAGCTGGCCGGCTGAGCAGGGCCTGAAGCAGTACGAGGTCATGAAGTCAGCGCTGGGCGCACGTAAGCAGCCCATGATCCTGAGCATCTCCACGGCGGGCTACGTGAACGACGGCCCGTATGACGAGCTCATGATGCGCTCGACGGCATGGCTGCTCGGCAACAGCGAGGAGCGACGCCTGCTGCCAATTATATACATGATCGACGACGTCAGCAAGTGGGACGACATCGAGGAGCTGAAAAAGGCCAACCCCAACATGGGCGTGAGCGTCTCCGCGGACTTTTTCCTGGAGGAGATCGCCATCGCCCGGAACAGCCTCAGCAAGCGCGCCGAGTTCATGGTCAAGTACTGCAACATCAAGCAAAGCAGCACCCAGGCCTGGCTGCCCTACGAGGTGGTGGATGCGGTCACCGGCGAGACCTACAAGCTGGAGGACTTCAGGAGCACCTACTGCGTCGGCGGCATAGACCTGTCACAGACCACCGACTTGACGGCCTGCTGCGTCGTGATCGAGCGGGACGGCAAGCTCTACACCTTCGCCAAGTTTTTCATGCCCGCGAACAAGATCGAGGAGCTGCAGGAGCGCGAAGGCGTGCCCTACAGCATCTACGTCTCCCAGGGGCTGATCCAGCCGAGCGGTGAGAACTTCGTGGACTACAACGACTGCTTCGAGTGGTTCCGGATGCTGGTGGAGGAGTACGAGATCCTGCCGCTGCAGGTCGGCTATGACCGCTACTCCGCGCAGTACTTGGTCCAGCAGATGGAGCAGTACGGCTTCCACATGGACGACGTGTACCAGGGCGAGAACCTGACGCCGGTCATCCATGAGTGCGACGGCCTGCTGCGCGACGAGACCCTGCTGCTGGGCAGCAACAACGTGCTGAAGGCTCACTTCCTCAACGTGGGCATGAAGCAAAACGTGGAGACGAGAAAGATCCGACCCGTGAAAATAGATCCCCGCTGCCACATCGACGGCTTCGTGGCTGTTCTGGACGCGCTGACCGTGCGCCAGAAGTGGTACGACCAGATCGGGGAGCAACTAAAAAATGCGATCTAAAGGAGGACAAAATGGGAGCATTTGAGAAGCTGTTCGGTCGCTGGAAAAGGCAGACCGAGGTGCGCCAATATTTCAAAATGCTGGACGGCTACACGCCTATATTTAGCAGCTATGACGGGGGCGTCTATGAGATGGAGCTCACGCGCGCCTGCATCCACACGTTCGCGAACCACGCGAGCAAGCTCAACCCTACAATTAGCGGCCCCGACAGGAAAGGCTTGACCCACCTGCTGAACGGCCGGCCCAACCCGTTCATGACCACGGCCCAGTTCGTCTACAAGGTGGCCACCATCTACGACGCGCAGAACACCTGCTTCATCGTGCCCATCCTGGACGAGCTCGACCGGACCGTCGGCTACTATCCCGTGAACCCTCAGCAGACCGAGATCCTGGAGGTGAACGGTGAGCCCTGGCTGCGCTACACCTTCAAGAACGGAGAGAAGGCGGCCATCGAGTTCAGCCGCTGCGGCGTGGTCAGCAAGTACCTGTACAACAACGACATCAAGGGCGAGACCAACGCGGCGCTCAACCCGACCATGCAGCTGCTGCACATGCAGGACCAGGGCATCAAGGAAGGCATCAAAAACAGCGCCAGCTTCCGCTTCATGGCTACCGTGTCCAACTTCACCAAGGACAAGGACCTGGTCAAGGAGCGCAAGAAGTGGACCGAGGAGAACCTCGGCGCGGATGCTGGAGGCCTGGCACTGTTCCCGAACACCTACTCGAACGTGCAGCAGATCCAGAGCGTGGCCAAGGTGGTCGACCCTGAGCAGCTGAAAATCACGCAGGACCGCGTGTTCATCTACTTCGGATCCAACGACAAGGTGCTGAAAAACGAAGCAACCGGCGACGACTGGTCGGCCTACTACGAGGGCAAGATCGAACCCTTCGCGGTGCAGCTGTCCCAGGCCATGACGCTCATGACCTACACCGACGCAGAGCGCAAGCGCGGCAACGCGGTGAGCTGGAGCGCCAACCGCCTGCAATACGCGACCAACAACGAGAAGCTGCAGACCAGCAGCCAGATGTTCGACCGCGGCATCTTTTCGCTGAACATGGTGCTGGACATCTGGAACCTGCCGCACGTCGAGAACGGCGACAAGCGCTACATCCGCAAGGAATACACCGAGATCAGCCAGCTGGACCAGGTGGCGCAGCTCCAGGCAGAGCTCCAGTCCGCGCAGGCACAGATCAACGCAACCAAAACAGAACCGGAAAAGGAGGACGGAACCGATGACACCGGAGACCAAGATCAAGCTGAAGGATGAGCGGCAGCTCCGCGCCCTTCAAATGTTCGCGCCCACCGAGAGCGCCAAGAGAATCGACAGCGCGTACTATATCGAAGGGTACGCCGCAAAATATGAGCCCTACGTTCTCTACGAGGACTACGACGGCCCCATCTATGAACGCTTCGAGCGCGGATGCTTCGACAACTGCGACATGAGCGACATCATCTACCAGCTGAACCACCAGGGCACCGTGATGGCGAGAACCGGCAACGGCTCCCTCATCGTGGAGGCTGACGACGTCGGCCTGTTCGTGGCCGGTGACCTTGGCAGAACCGCTGCCGCGCGTGCGCACTTCGAGGAGATCGGCGCCGGCATGATCACCAAAATGAGCTGGGGCTTTATCCTCGGCGACTACTACTTCGACAGGGAGAACAGGACCATCGTCCACAAGACCGTCAAGAAAATCTTTGACGTGTCCGGCGTGTCCATCCCCGCAAACCAAAACACAGAAATCAATGCTCGCAGCTGGGCCGACGGAGTGATCGACCTGGCAGCACGGAGTGATGCAGAGCTTGACGAGAGACGCAGACGCCTGCGCCTCAAAATAAATATTCAGGAGGTCATCAAAAATGAGAATTGATGAAATCAACACCCGCCTCGCAGCTATCGCGGCCGAGTGCGACAGTGCCTCCGGTGAAGCGCTCACTGCGCTGGAAACCGAGGCCGCAAACCTTCAGGCAGAGCGCCAGACGATCATGGCAGAGATCCAGACCCGTCAGCAGCTCCGCGCCAACATCGCCGCCGGCAACGTAACCGGCCAAATTATTGAACCTGAACAGGAGGACAACAACATGGAAAACAGAACTTTCACTCTCGAGTCTGAGGAGTACCGCAGCGCGTTCTTGAAGCACCTGCGCGGCGAGGAAATGAACGACGTTGAAAAGCGCGCCTTCACTTTCCTGACTACCAACACCGCAAAGCCCCTGCCTACTGTGATGCAGAACCGCATCATCGACCTGATCGGCGAGGCTCACCCCATCGTGGCTGACGTTTACCGCATGGACTCCGGCTCCGCGATCACCATCCCCGTGGCCAAGGCTATCGTGGCCGACGCAGGCGCGACCGCGGAAGGCGCTGCCGCTAACGAGCTGCAGGTAACCTTCGACAGCGTTGACCTGTCCGGTGACGACTACACCGCCAACGTCAAGATGTCCTACAAGATGGCAGCAATGGCCATCCCCGCCTTCGAGACCTACATCATCAGCCAGATCGCTGAGCGCCTGGGCGCTAAGCTCGCGGCTGGCATCGTTGCCAAGATCAAGGAAGGCATGGCTGTAGCCAACAAGATCGCTTCCGGCGTATCTTATGCTAACATCTGCGCAGGCTTCGGCGAGCTGAAGCGCGTCGGTGCTGTCGTTGTATATGGCACTCGCAAGGGCGTCTACAACAAGCTGGTCGGCATGGTGGACAGCAACAAGCGCCCCATCTTCCAGAACTCCATCACCGAGGGCGCAGCAGGCGCACTGCTGGGTGCTACTATCAAGTTCGAGGACGCTGTCGGCGACGACGAGCTGCTGATCGGCGACCCCAAGAAGTACCTGCAGAACGTGGTGGCTCCTGTGGTCATCGAATCCGGCAAGGATCTGGACAACCACACCATGGTCTACTCTGGCTACACTTGCCAGGAGGGCACCCTGACCGACGACAAGGCGTTCGCGCTGGTGTCCGAGGCCTAAACGCCCGATTAACTCAACCGGAGGCGGCGGGGCTTAACGGCCCCGCCTAACCCATAGGAGGGAGGCCAACATGCTCGAACAAGTAAAAAAATTTTTGCGCATCAGTCACGACAAGCTGGACGACGAGGTCCAGGGCGAGATTGACGCAGGCCTTCTGGACTTGAAAGTCCACGGGATCACCCACGCACCGGACGACGACCCGCTGATTGTCAACGCTGTGAAGCTCTGGTGCAAGTCCCTGCACACCGACGACCCCGCCAAGGCTGCCGAGTTCCTGAGACGCTACAAGGAGCTGCGGGACTGCCTCAAGATGGCGGCGGGCTACGGCTGGAAGGAGGGCGCGGATGAATGAGCTGCTGACACTTTACAACGACGCCGGCGAGAGCAGAGAGCTGCTCTGCGGGCTGCGTAGCATAAGCAGGTCGGAGTTCTACCAAGCCGCCGCCACCGACTACCGCCCGGAGCTGGTGTTCATCCTGGCCGACTACCTGGACTACAACGGGGAGACCTTGGTGCGCTATGAAGGCCAGTGCTACCGCGTCATCAAGACGTACCGAAACGGGCAGGAGCTGGAGCTCACCGTCTCCAAGGCTTCCGCAGAGGAGGTCGAGCTGTATGGGGCGGATTAAACTCTCCGGCAACCAACTGGCGCAGGCCCTCAACGAGGAGCTCACGCTCTACAGCGAGCAGGTGGAGGACGCCCTGATCGAGGCGACACGCGAGGCCACGGTCGACCTGGTCCGCAAGACCCGAGCGACCGCGCCGAAGCGCAGCGGAGACTTCCGCAGGCACATCGCTGGCGACTTCCGTGGTCTGAAGCGAGGCATCCGCAACCCGCACGCCGTGTGGTACGTGAAAGCCCCGCACCACAGGCGCACGCATCTGCTGGTGCATGGTCACGCCAAGAGAGGCGGCGGCAGGGTCGATGGTGATCCATTCCTGCACAACGCCCTGAACGAGGTGCTGCCAGCCTATGAGAACGCAGTCAAGGAGGCCCTGACAAAATGATAAATCAAATTTTATCAGCCGCACAAATCAATCACAGACAGGGCCGCTTCGTCCGCGAGCCGGAGGGCACCTACGCGGTCTACTTCGATGACGTCGAGGTGGAGATCGTCGACCGTGTCCCAGGCATCGCAGGAGCGCCCCGAATTTTACACCACACGGCGCGGGTGGAATTGTACGAACAAAAACCCGACCCCGCCGCTGAGGCCGCCCTGGAGGCGGAATTTGACGCCAGGGGGCTGCCCTGGACCAAAGAGGACCGCTACTGGCTGGACGACGTCCTGCGGTACCAAGTCCTTTATGAAACCAACTACACAGAAAAATCCTAAAGGAGGATAGAACCATGGCAAAGGGAGATAACAAGAAAATCACGCTGGGCTCTGGCAAGCTCTACGCAGCGGAGTTCGACAGCGCCAACTTCACCGTGGACGCGGTCTGCGTGGCGGGCAATCTGCTGGGCTACATCAAGGGCGGCGCTGCTCTTGAATACACCGAGGAGCCCTACGAGGAAAAGGACGACCTGGGCCTCGTCTCCAAGGTCATCACCGCCAGCGAGACCGCGACCCTCAAGTGCGGCCTGATCACCTGGAACGGTGAAACGCTGCAGAAGCTGGTCGACCGCTGCGCGGTGAGCACGGAAAACGGCAAGCGCATCGTCAAGATCGGCGGCGCAAGCAACGCGCAGGGCAAGTACTACGCGATCTGCTTCCATCACGAGGACAAGGACAGTGGCGACATGTGGGTGCTGATCAAGGGCCGCAACACTGCGGGCTTCACCATCACCTACAGCACCGAGGCTGGTTCCCTGATCGAGCCCGAGTTCAAGGCAATGCCGCAGGACGACGAAGGCACCCTGATCCAGCTGATCGAGGAGACCGCTACGACCTAACGCCAAGAGGCGGGAGCACCCGCTCCTGCCTCTTTTTCACCCTAACAGAAAGGAGCCAATGACATGGCAAAAGTGCTTGATTTTAACGCTATCGAGCGCCCCGTGCTGGAGCTGATCATGCAAGACGCCGCGCGCACGCATATCAGGGTGAGCACACCGACCGAGAGCCTGGTGGAGGAGCTGGCAGAGCTGGCGCCTCAGCTGGAGAAGGTGCTGCAGTCCAAGGACGCGGAGAGCGTCAAGGCCATCTATGACCTGGCGGCGCGCCTGATCAACTGCAACCGCGACCTCATCAAGGTGACTCCCGAGGAGCTGCGCGACAAGTACAGCATGAACTTCGAGAGCCTGGTGATCTTTTTCGGGGCATACGTTGATTTTATCAACGAAATGACTAACGCAAAAAACTGACCCTCCCCTACTATCCCTCAGGGGATAGCCAGGGGGGTCATCAATATACCACTACATCCTGGGGGCTGCGCCTGGTCGCGGACTACACAGGGCTGAACTTCCACGAGGTCAGGGCTCTGGACTACCTGCAGTACCTGATCTGGCGCCGCGACGCGTTTATCTATGCGTACAGCCGCACGCCAGAGGGCCAGGAGTACCTGGACAACGCCTGGCGCATGGAGCAGACAGAGCCCGACCGTGCTGCCCTTCGTAAAAAGCTAAAGAGAAAGGAGGGCGCACAGCATGGCGACGAATAAGATCAAGGGCTTGACGATCGAGATCGGTGGCGACACCACGAAGCTGGGCAAGGCGCTGGACAGCGTCAACAATAAGTCCCGCGACCTGTCCGCAGAGCTCGGTCAGATCAACCGCATGCTCAAGCTGGACCCCGGCAACACCGAGCTGCTGGCACAGAAGCAGAAGGTGCTGGCCGAGGCCGTGGAAAATACCAAGAGTAAGCTGGACACCCTGCGCGAGGCTGAGAAGCAGGTGCAGGAGCAGTTCAAGCGCGGCGAGGTCTCCGAGGCGCAGGTCCGAGAGCTGCAGCGTGAGATCATAGCCACGACCAAGAAGCTGGACCAGTACGAGAACGCCATCAAGGAAACGACCCGCGCCACTGACGACCTGGGCGACGCTACCGAGGAGACCAAGCGGGACATCGAGGGGGTCAACACCTCCCTGGCCGACTTCGCAGAAAATGGCCTCAAGGGCGTGGTCGGCGCTGCTACGGCAGCAGTCACGGCTCTGGTCGCTATGACCGAGAGCACCCGCGACTACCGCACCGAGATGGGCAAGCTGAACACCGCCTTCACGGACAACGGGCACTCGGGCGCAGCTGCCACGGCAGCCTATAAAGAGCTGCAGAGCATCCTGGGCGAGACCGACCAAGCAGTGGAGGCAGCCAACCACCTGGCGAAGCTGACCGACAACGAGAAGGACCTGGCGACCTGGACGGGCGACATCCTGCCGGGCGTGTTCGCTACCTTCGGCGCGAGCCTTCCCATCGAGGGCCTGACCGAGGCGGCCAACGAGACGGCCAAGGTGGCGAAGGTCACGGGCCCGCTGGCCGACGCGCTCAACTGGGCGGGCGTCAGCGAGGACGCATTCAACGAGAGCCTGGCAAAGTGCACCACCGAGCAGGAGCGCCAGGCACTGATCACCGAGACCCTGAACGGTCTCTACGGCGAGGCCTCTGCCAAGTATAAAGAGACCAACGCGGAAGTGATCGCGGCCAACAAGGCCAACGAGGAAATGACGGCGAGCATGGCAAAGGTGGGCGAGGAGCTGGAGCCCCTGCTGACCGAGATCAAGCTCATGGGCGCGGAGCTCCTGGTGGAGCTGATCCCCGCCGTGCGCTGGACCATCGACAACCTGCCCGCGGTCGGCGTAGCAGCCACAGGCGTGGCTGCAGCCATCGTAGCGTTCAGGGTCGCAGCACTCTCTGCGAAGCTGGCAGCCGAGGGCATGACCATCGCGCAGTGGGCACTCAACGCAGCCATGAGCGCCAACCCCATCGGCCTCGTGATCCTGGCGGTCACCGCGCTGGTGACGGCGATCGTGCTGCTGTGGAAAAATTCGGACGCATTCCGCGAGGCCTGGATCAAGATCTGGAACAAGATCAAGGGAGCGGTCTCCGATGCTGTCAAGGGCGTCAAGGAAAGCGCGACCAAGATCGCGAACACCATCAAGGAGACCCTGGAGGGCGCGGTCGATAAGGTCAAGAAAATCGGCGGCGACCTGGTGACCGGACTGTGGACAGGCGTCAAGGACAAGCTGTCCTGGCTCAAGGGCAAGCTCAAGGGCTTCACGAAGGAAGTGCTGGGCAGCATCAAGGACTTTTTCGGGGTGCACTCCCCGTCTACCGAGACCGCCTGGATCGGTGAGATGCTGGACCAAGGCCTGGCGAAGGGCGTGGAGGACCACGCTGCTGACCCGGTCAAGGCCATGCGCACCGTGACCAAGGGCGTGCTGAGCGCAGCGGAGGACGCGAACGGGCTGTCCATCGAGCGCAGCGCGCGCCAGGTGGGAGCGCAGGCCGTGGGAGCCAATGTCCTGGCAGGTGCTGACGTTCTGGCGAAGCTGGACGGCATCCTGAGCGCCATCGAGCGGGGCCAGGTGCTGACCATCGACGGCACCACTCTGGTCGGATCCACACTGACCACATACGACGCAAAACTGGGACAGCGCAGAGCGCTGGCAGCAAGGGGGGCACTGTAAATGGCAAAGCGTGGCATGATAATCGGCAGCTACTACACCAACGTGCGGTGGATCCTGGCGTCCTGGGTGCTTGAAGCGCCCGAGCAGGTCACCGACCTGGTGGACGTTCCCGGTCGTCGCAAGGGTCCGCTGGACCTGAGCACGGCGCTGACAGACGGCGACCCCGTCTACGGCAGCCGCCTCCTGGAGGCGACCTTCGAGTGCTCCGAGGGCACGCGCATGGAGCGCGAGGCCTGGATCGACGAGATGATCAACAGCCTGGACGGCTACACCCACCACATCGTACTACCGGACGACCCGCTCCACTACCTGGTGGGGAGGGTGAACGTCAAAAGACTATACAACGACCTGGCGCATGCTTCGGTCCAGGTGGTCGCCACGTGCGAGCCCTGGCGCTACAGCGTCGCGGAGACCATGGTCACCCTGATCGCTACAGAGCAGGAGCAGACGGCGACGCTGCCGAACAACGGCCGCCGGGCTGTGGTGCCGACGCTGACCGTCACGGGCGGCGACTTCCGCCTGGTGGCGGGAGCCTACTCCTGGACGCTGGGCAAGGGCACCTATATGCTGCCGGATCTGCTCATGCGCAGAGGCGGCCAGGTGATCACCTACAGCGGCAGCGGCGTGCTGACCGCGACCTACAGAGAGGCGGTGCTGTGACATGGCTGTGCGAGTTTACGCAGACGGCGAGCTGATCTTTGACAGCCGCCTCCCTGGCCAGGAGCTGCTGGGGCTATCCGTCGAGCTGGGCGAGGACGTGGCAGGCACGGCCACCGTGGTCATGCCGCCCAACCATCCGGCGATCGGCAGCTTCACCAGCTACCGCACCGAGGTCAACATCTACCGCGACGCGGAGCACATATTCCGCGGGCGCGCGCTGTACCCGCACGACGACTTCCTGCGCCGCAGGACCATCACCTGCGAGGGCGAGCGCAACTTCCTGCGCGACGGTGTGATCCGCCCGTACAAGTTCGACAACGAGCCCGCCGGTGTGTTCCGCGACGTCCTGGCGCAGTATAATGCGCAGGTCGAGGCGTTCAAGCAGTTCAGGGTGGGCCGCGTAACGGTCACCGACCCCAGCGGCAACATCAAGCTGGAGAGCGAGAGCGCCGAGTACATCGTGGACACCATCGACAAGCTGGTGGAGCGCTGCGGCGGCTATGTCACATTTACGACCGCGGAGGACGGCGTGCGCGAGATCAACTGGCTGGCGGAGCCTTCAAGGCATAACAACCAGCTGATCGAGCTGGGCGAGAACCTGCTGGACTTCTCCCGCTCCGGTGAGAACACCGACCTGGCCACCGTGATCGTGCCCTACGGGGCAAAGGACGAGACCACGGGCGCGTATATCACCATCGAGAGGGTCAACGGCGGGCTGGACTACATCAAGGACGACGAGGCCGTGCAGCTGCGCGGCTGGATCGCCAAGCCCGTCTACTGGGACGACATCACCGACCCCGCGCTGCTGATGGCCAAGGCGCAGCAATACCTGGCAGAGGTCAAGCAGGCGCTGACGTCGCTGGAGCTGACGGCCGTCGACCTGTCCGTCCTGGACAAGACCATGGACAGCTTCCGCGTGGGTGACACCATCCACGTGCGCAGCAAGCCCCACGGCGTGGACGACGACTACCGCCTGACCGAGCGCAAGCTGGACCTGCTCAACCCCGCCAACGACACCATCGTGCTGGGCAAGAGCGTGGCAACGCTGACAGGCGCAGACGCAGCGGGCGACCGCAAGAGCGCCTTCCAGCTGCAGAAGGTGGAGCGCAGCGTGACATCGGACTACCAAACCAACGCCACCGTGCTGGTGGAGCAGGCCGAGCAACGAATGGCCAGCCTGATCCAACAGACGAGCGAGGCGCTGACCCTGGAGGTCTCCGAGCAGTACGCGACAAACGGCGAGCTGGAGAGCGCGATCAGCACCAGCATGACGCAGCTGTCCGACAGCTTCGAGTTCCTGTTCAACGAGCTGGAGGTGGCGCTGACAGACAGCGAGACCCAGACGCGCGGCGAGTTCGCGGAGCTGCGCAGATACATCCGCTTCGAGGACGGCAACATCGTCCTGGGCGAGATCGGCAACGAGCTCGTGCTGCGGCTTGAAAACGACCGCATCAGCTTCCTGGACGCAGGCCTGGAGGTGGCATACTTCAGCAACCACCAGCTGACCGTCCTGGACGGCAACTTTCTCAACTCGCTGCAGATCGGAAACTTCCGCTTCCTGCCGCGAGCAAACGGAAATTTATCACTTGTAAAGGTGGGAGGATAAAATGGCAGCAAGCGGCAGCACTTCGGTCGCTGTGACCTCCTGGGACACCCTCAAATTCGTGTGGACCCAGACAGGCCAAAGCGTAGCCAATAACACCACAACTATCAGCTGGCAACTGCAGCTGGTCGCTGGCTCGGCCGGCAGCATCGTCTCCTCGGCCTCCAAGGACTGGAGCGTGACTGTCAACGGCACCAAGTACAGCGGCACCAATTCGGTCGCGATCGCAAACGGCGCCACCAAGACGCTGGCGAGCGGCACGACCACGATCACGCACAACGCAGACGGCACCAAGAGCTTCTCCTACGCGTTCAGCCAAGAGTTCGCCATCACGTTCGGCGGGGCGTCGATCGGAACCATAAGCGGCAGCGGCACCGGCACGCTGAACACCATCGCAAGAGCGACCCAGCCGACCCTTTACGCAGACAGCGTGGAGATGGGCGGCACGGCTACGATCTACACCTACGCGGCGAGCAGCAGCTTCACGCATGACCTCGCCTACGCCTTCGCAGGCAGCGCCTTCGTGACCTTCGCCACCGACGTGGAGAGCGTCTACTACTGGCGCGTACCGGACGACCTGGCCAGCCAGATCCCGAACGCGACCAGCGGCACCGTGACCATCCGCTGCACGACCAAGAACGGCAGCACAGTGGTGGGCACCAAGACCGTGCTCATGACCGCAAAGGTGCCCGCGTCGGTGGTGCCGAGCATCGGATCCGTGACGCTTACAGAGGCCACCACGGGGCTCGTGGCACAGTTCGACGCGTTCATCCAGTCCAAGTCCAAGCTGCATGCGTCCATCGCAGCATCGGGCGCGAGCGGCAGCACGATCAAGTCCTACAGCACGACGCTGATGGGCAAGACCTACACCGGCGCGACCTGGACCTCGGACGTGCTGACCCTGAGCGGCAGCATCAGCCTGGTGACCACCGTCACCGACAGCCGCGGCAGAACCGCGCAAAAGACCACCACCATCTCGGTGCTGGCCTACACGGCGCCGCAGATCACCGCCTTCACGGTGGCGCGCTACAACACAAGCGGACAGCCGGACGCGGACGGCACCCGCCTCTGGGCGACCTACGCATACAGCGTGGCGCCTCTGGGCAACCAGAACACCGCGGACATGGTGATCGAGTACAAACGCAGCACCGACACCAGCTGGAGCCAGCTCTTGACAAGCTCGGCGCTTTCTGCTAATACCACAGCCAAGCCAACCAGCGCAACCTTCTCGACTGACTACCAGTACGACGTGCGCATCACGGTCACGGACTGGTTCGGAGCGTCGACAACCTACGGCGCTGTCCTTCCGTCGGGCAAGGTCATCCTCGACATCAAGGCGGACGGCACGGGCGTGGCGTTTTTCGAGACATGCACAAAGGAAGGCGTGGCCATTGCGGGCGAGCTTCCGGGGTCGGCCATCAGCCTGACGACCGGCGCAAACCTGAACGACTTGACAACGCCGGGCTTTTATGTTATCCCGAGCACGGCCATCTCCGGCACCGTCACCAATAAGCCCTACACCGACAACGCCACGGCGAGCATCCGGGTGGAGAACACAGGCATCGGCCTGCTGCGGCAGATCGTCCAGAAGTCGACCAAGACCGACGGCGTCATCTACGAGCGCGGCTACGACGGCACCTGGGGCGCTTGGAGCGTGGTCTATTCCGGAGCGGGCAAGATGCTCTGGAGCGGCAGCCAGCTCATGACGGCAGCCCAGAGCGTGACCTTCAGCGAGCCGATGAACCAGCAGCAGAGCGGCATCGTCCTGGTGTTCAGCCGATACATCTCCGGCACCGCCCAGGACTACTACTACAACGTGCACTTCGTGCCGAAGCAGCTCATCGCGACCACGCCGAGCTCCAGCCTGAGCTTCATCATGGCCACGGCCAAGTTCGAAGCGATCGCGGCCAAGTACCTGATCATCACCAACACCGGCATCACCGGCAACGACCAGAACGACGACACCGGCACGGCAAACGGCGTCACGTTCGCAAACAACAGCTTCGCGCTCCGATATGTCATCGGGGTGTGACACATATCCAATTTTGCAGAGGAGGAACAAAAAATGCCCATTAAAGCGATTTTTACCGAGGGCGTCAACGAGCTGACGGTCAGCGGGCTGCACCAGTGGGACTACGGCCAGAAGCTGGAGATCCACGGCTTGGCGCTGCCTGCGCTGATCGAGGTGCACTTCGCCTGCCTGAACATGACCGAGGCCGTCGTGCGCGTCGGCACAACCGCGGACGGCGTGACCACCGTGGCCATCCCTGACGGCTGCCTGGAGCATGACACGCCCCTGCGCGCCTGGGTGTACGTGATCGACACGACCTCGGGCAAGACAGAGCGCACCATCCACCTGCCGATCATCGCAAGAACCAAGCCCCAGGGCGCGGAGAGCCGCCAGCCCTTCGACGTCGACGAGTACGCGGAGGCGCTGGAGCAGATCAACACGACCGTGGAGGGCTGGCGCGACGGCATCGTCGACCAGAACGACGGCGGCAAGACCAAGGTCTGGACGGGCACCCGCGCACAGTTCAACGCGCTGGAGGAGACCGACGACCACACCCTGTACGTGATCACCGACGAGCTGCCCGACTACACCGACCTGGTGGAAATGTACGAGGCATTGGCCAGGGAGCTGGCGTACCTGCTGGAAGTCAAGGACGGCCTCGTGGCGGTGCCCAAAGCGACCAAGGCCAAGCAGGACTACGACGGCCGCAGCCTGTCCATGATGGGCTACGTGGGCGACGTGTTCCAGAGGGTCACGCAGCTGACCGAGGAGGGCGTCTATCAAATGTACGTAAGCTACAACGGCTTCGAGCACGATATGCCTCTGGTGTCCTATGGATCAACCTGGCACGCGTCCCAGCACGTCGTGCCCCTGGCTCATGACCGCGAGCTGGTCATTGACTCGCTGGGATCCTTCTCCCTGGTCACGGAGGACGGCATCGTCCACAATTCTGGCTTCACAGTGTACGCCCGCAGGCTGGGCTTCTCTGGCTGGGCAGTGGGGTGATAGGCCATGATCTACGGAAACAAGGAGCACACGTTCGTAATTTATGACGGCAAGGTGGTAGCACCTGGCGACCTGTTTGTCAAGTACAAGACCGCGTTCATGGCTACCGCCGCCGCGCCCGCTGTCAACCTCACCACCTCGCACATGCCGCTGAATATCCCCGCAGCGGCCAACGGCCTCCCCTGCGCCGTCCTGGAGGGTGGCAAGCAGCTCCCGCTGCGCAACGCAGAGGTGGACGGCGACGGCATCAAACTGTTAAGAGCACGATAAAAGGAGGACACAAACATGCCTTATATCACACATTTTACTGACCCCACGGGCGAGGTGCTGCCCGTCGCCGCGGGCACCTTCTACACGATCCGCGTGCCTGCTGCTACCTCCACCAACAAGGGCAACTGGGTGGGCAGCGCAGCGGAGGGCTACTCGTTAAGGGCAGAGCTGGACGGCGTCACCGACGAGCACATCGTCATGCCCTCGGGTGACGACATCCTGTTCACGGCCTGCGGGCTGACCGTCGAATACCGAGACGAGGCCCTGATCCTGCACGTCGTACACCTGCCCAGCGTCGACAAGACCCTGGCCATCACGGTCCTGAACGCCTATAACGGAGGTGAGCTCTAATGCCTGTATGTATGCCATTGATCAGGAACCTGACGGGCAACACGACGCTGAACGTCCACTACGGCACCGAGGCTCCTGCTGACACCAGCAAGCTGTGGGTCAAGAGAAGCACCGAGGCCATCGGCGCGTCGATCGGCGTGGCGGGGCTGGCCGCCGTGGCGACCATTGAGACGCTCAAGGCGCAGCTGGCAACAGGCATAGCGACTGCCGCCTCCGCCACGGTCGGGACAAAAATATACATTCTGGGGGGCTACGGGTGGAATGCGGCCTTGAATACTATTCAAGTGTTCGACACGGAAACGGAAACCATCGAAACCCTCGGAACGACCCTGCCTGTGGCCATCAGCGGAGCTGCTGGCGCCGCGGTCGGGACAAAAGTGTACGTTTTTGGTGGTTACGGTGGCGGAGACTACCAAAAAGCTATCCAAGTGTTCGACACCGAAACAGGCACTCTCGAGACGCACGGTACGACTATTGGCACCGCGCGGTCGAGCATGGCCTGCGCTGCGGTCGGCGCGAATATTTATCTGTTCGGGGGCCTCCCTGCTGGCGGCAACGCCACCAGCGGAATACATGTATTTGACACGGTGGCAGGCACATATAAGTCGGTCGGCAAGTCGCTCCCCGACAGGCTGCAAAGCGCTTGCGCCGCAGCAGTCGGCACAAAAATATACGTGTTTGGCGGCCAGAAAGGCTCCTACCCTCCTGATACCACCGACGAAATACACGTATTTGACACGGCAGAGAACACTGTTAAAACAAGCAATACAAAATTGCCGACGCCCACCTTTGGCCTCGCCGCTGTTGCGGTCGGCGCGACAGTGTATCTGTTTGGCGGCTACGACAGCTCGTATGCGTACTTGAATACCATCCATTCGCTCAACGCGGAAACCGAAACCATCGAAGCCCTCGACGTGACACTGCCCGAGGCGGTGGCGAACCTCTCGGTGGGTGCTGTGGGCATAAATATATACGCGTTTGGCGGTGCCGCGTCGAGTAAATACAGAACTATCAAGCACATGAAGGTATTCACAAGGCTCGACCAGGACACCGCCTACCTGCACGCCTCCGCGACCGAGAACGTGTTCCCGCTGATCAGCGGCGACTACCCTGTGACCCTCGGCGTCAAGGCCGTGTACGTGGGAGACGCGGACGACGCAGCCGAGCAGCAGGAGGCCTACCTGTACGACGAAACCACCAGCGAGTGGAAATCAATCTAAAAGGAGATCACAACCATGTGGGAAATCTGGGACAAAACATCGGACATTAACGGCGTGAGCGCCGAGCGCTACAGATCGACCCGTCCTTATATCGAGGACGACACGACCGTCTACATCAAGCGCGTGAACGGCAGAGCCGTCCAGGTGGAGTGCAAGCCGATCCTGGCGCACGTCTACGGCATCGACGCCACCCTTGACGACGAGGCCTTCATCTCAGCCTACGAGGCAGCCCTGGCAGCTCCTGCCGAGGAGACCGAGGAAACCGTGGAACCCGACCAGCTGGTCGAGTAAATAAAAAACCAAAGGAGGCTATCAAGCTATGAAAGAGGCTATGAAGTACGTACGACTGGTCGCCCTGGCGGTGTCCGCCATCGTGACCGCGCTCATGGAGATCTTTGGCGCGTCCCTGCCGCTGGAGCTGATCGCCCTGGCGTGCACGTTCGCCCTGTCCGCTCTGTGCGCGTGGAAAAACAACGACTTCACCTGGGCGGCCAAGGTGGGCACCAGCGTCATGCAGGCGCTCAAGGACGGCAAGATCACCGAGGACGAGGTCAAGGGCATCTTGAGCACTGACACAACCAGCGAGGACAAAAACGACTAACACCGAGGAGGTGATGCCTTTATGGCGAAAGTATTCATAGGCGTGGGGCACGGAGGCAGCGACAGCGGGGCCGTGGGAAAGAACGGCCTCCTGGAGAAGTCGCTGAACCTGTCCATCGCCCGAGCCTGCGCCCAGGCGCTGCAGCGCAGCGGCGTGACCGTGCAGCTCAGCAGGGCCACAGACCAGGACGACCCGGTGGCCGAGGAGGTGGCGGAGTGCAACAGCTTCGCCCCTGACCTCGCCGTGGACGTCCACAACAACGCCGGAGGAGGCGACGGATCCGAGGCCTACTACTCCCGCGCAGGTGGGACCGGCAAGCAGCTGGCCGTGAATATACTCGACCAGCTGACCCGCCTCGGGCAACGATCCCGAGGAGCCAAGACGCGCCTGACCGCATCCGGCGCTGACTACTACGCCTTTATCCGCGAGACCAAAGCCCCGGCCGTGATCGTGGAGTGCGCCTTCGTCGACACGCAGGACATCGAGCTGATCGACACCGAGGCGGAGCGCATCGCTGCCGGGGAGGCCATCGCCCGGGGAATATTGCAGACGCTGGGCATCGCCTACAAGCCCGAAAAAACGCCCACAGAGCCCCGCAAACTTTACAGGGTACAAGTGGGCGCCTACGCTGACAAAGCCAACGCCGAGGCACAGGTCGAGCGCCTGGCACGCGCCGGCTTCGAGGCCATTATAACTTCATGAAGGAGAACAACACTATGAACCTGGAACTGATCAGCCAAGTCATTGAGCGGCTCGGCTTGCCCGTCGCCCTCATCGTTGCGATGGGCTGCTTCATCTTTTTGCTGTGGAAGCAGAGCGCAAAGAGGGAGACCAAGCTCTACGAGGAGCTCGCAGCGTGCCGAGAGGTCAACAAGCAGGCGATCGAGACGCTGACCTTATACGCTGAGCGCCTGAGCGTCATCGAGTCGGACGTCAAGGACATCAAGGACAGCGTGACAGGGAGCACCTGCAACAACTGAACAGAACAGAAAAAGACCCCGGAGGCTTTACGGCTTCCGGGGTCTTTTTTGTTTGTCATGCTGCAGCTCCGCTATACGTCAGCAGCTTATAGACCAGATCCAGCAAGTCGGTGTCCTGGCACTGGTCGACGGCCTGGGTGGCCATCTGGCGGAGGGCGTGTAGTTCGGTGTCGTCGTTCATGTAATTGTGTCCCCCTTGACAAAATTTTAATTGTATGTATTATACCAGCGAAGCGGTGCGAAAGTCGTCACCTTTTGCGGCTCTTGACAAAAATTTGTTTTTGTGCTATCCTTTATATATTATTCTACCTTTTCCCGACGTCGTAAAAAGTCGGAATATTCTGTGAATTTGATTTTATGGCATAATTATATAGCGAACTAAAGCGAAACGCAAGACCCAAATTTGTCGCTGCTGGCTCCAAATTTGTCTCCGCCACCTCCAATTATGACCCCGGCCCCACCGCAAACGACCGAGCCCCAGCCAAAAACAGCACCAGAAAGGACAAAACTGACCGATGAAAAAGCACGAGCTCATACTTGCCAACCTGAAGGCCTTGAAAATAAAGCAGGGCGTGTCCTCCAGCAAGATCGCAGAGAAGGCGAACCTTCCCGAGCGATCCGTCTCCCGCGTATTCTCCGGCGAGAGTGACGACCCTGGCATCTATTTAGTCGGCGCGATGATCAGCACGCTGGGCACCACGTGGGCAGACGTCGCAGGCGAGACCGGCGACAGATCCCTGGCCGATCTGCTGGCAGACGTGGAGAAAATGACCGTGGAGCTGGAGCGCCTCCAGAAAGAGAACGCCGAGCTGCGCGAGCTGAACGCCTCCCTGACCGTCGAGAACGACACGCAGCGCCTCGAGCTCAAGCACAAAGAGGAGCTCCTGGCCGTGCACGACTACTACCTCAAGCGCGGCGCCGCCCACAACGCTATAAAACACAAAAAGCCCCGCAGACCTTAATCTGCAGGGCTTTTTTTATGTCTTTCAATCATTTCCATCATTGAGGTACCGATTCATCGGTTGCACGATGATGGAAGTCAAAGGGCTAAATTTTGAGCTTGACGTCAAGCTCTATCGGTGGGTCTGTCCACTGGCCGCCTCTTGTCAGGGTCGTGCCTCGCTTCTCGCCCGGCGCGCGCTTGACCCGCTGCGGGCGCTCGCGCTTATAGTCTATCACTTCGATGCACTCCTTGAGCAGGCTGTTCTTGACCTCCGCACTGATCGCCGGATCGCGTAAAGCCTCCAGGGCCTCCTGGAATGTTCTCATTTTCTCGGTATAGTCCACGGGGTTCGGCATAGTATCGTACAGCTCGCAGAGGGCGTGTTTCACTTCCTCCTTCTCCTGCAGCAGCTTGGCGTTCAGCTGCTTGAAAATAGCGGCGGGCATCCGCTCCTCCGGGTCTGGGCTGGACTGTGCCTCCCACTGTGCGAGCTCTTTCGCTTCCAGGGCCTTCAGCTTGACCTTGTAGTTTTTGATCATCTGCTCGTGCAGCTTCACGGAGTCGCCGGCCTGGCTTTTTATGCGGACTTGGAAGGCGTCGATCTGGTCCTCCAGGATCTTGATGACGCGGTCCTCTATCTCCGAGTACAGGCAGGAGCCGCTGCCGCAGTGAGTCTGGCCGTCGCACAGCAGACGCGGCGCGCATCGCTCGGATCCGTCCTTGAGCTTATAGGTGCGGAGCGACATCGCTCGACCGCAGGAGCACTGCACAAGCCCCGCGAGAGGGTTCCGCACTTTTGTCTTGGCCTTGGTTCTCGCGTTGCGGCCGATTTTCTCCTGGGCTCTGTTGAACAGGTCCTCGTCGACGATGGCCTCATGCTTCCCGTCATAGATCAAATACTCGCCGACCTTGGCGCGCGGTCTTGTTTTCTTGACCTCGCCGTCCTCGATCGTCAGGACTGTCTTGCTCGCGTTCCACTTCACCTTGCCTATATAGTGGACGTTCATCAGCAGGTCGCGGACAGAAGGCGGGCTCCAATGCTCCCCGCGCGGCGGCTTGATGCCGATGCTGTCGAGGTGTTTGCAGATATTATGGCGCCCCATGTCCTGATTGACATACATGTCAAAGATCAGGCGCACCACGTCCGCCTCCTCTTTTTTCTCCGTCAGCGTCGGGCACTTTCGCTTTCCGTCCATCACCACGGTGCGCTCGTAACCATAAAGCTCACGGCTTCCGATATAGTTCCCCTGGCTGACGCTCAGCTCACGGCCGCGTCGCATGATCTTTTTCTGGTACTCCAGGAACTCGTTGCCGCGCTTCAGCTCGCGCTCGAAGGCGTCGCGGTCGTACTCGTCGCGCAGGTCGTATATTTTCACCGGCGTGATGACGATGGTGTCCGTGTAGCGCAGGATCCTGATCAGCTTGCCCGCATCCTCCAGGTCACCACGGGACAGACGCTGCACCTCAACGGTGAGGACTGCCTTATACTTCGGCGACTCGATCGCGCGGAGCAGTCGCTGCATCTCCGGGCGGCCTGCTATAGTCTCGCCGGATGCGACCTCGCGGAACTTATTCTCCGGTGGAACCACGGCGCCCAGATTTTTCTCCGCCCACTCGTCGAGGATGGTCTCGTGTCTTGCGAGCACCTCCTCAACCGATAGATCCGGATCGTCCGCCTGGGACTTTCGCAGATAGTCGAGGACCTCCTCTGGCGCAAAGTCAATTTTGGGTGGTAAATACATTTTTTTCTACTCCCTTTTTGTAAATGCTTAAATTATCTTAAAATTACGCATTTTTTCTATTATATTGCAAGTGTGAACTGTTTTTGTTATTCTAATATATGAATAACGGAACACACGTTCCCAGTGAAAGGGGCCCCTTATATGATAGAGATTGATCATCTAAAAAGCCAAATCACCGAGGCGCTGCTGGCCGTGCATGATGCAGACCTGCTTGACCTCATTTTGAAATTACTTATTATTGAGGGCCACCAATAACTGCTTGATGCTCGCGTACTCAGCGGGCGGCAACTGTGCCAACATAGAGACAACCTCATAAAAATCAGCATCACTTCTTAACTTAACGACGACCTCCGCCAGGGCGTCGTTCTTTTTTTGCGCTGCGGTGCGCTGCTTCGGCACGTCGTAACCGAAGAGCCACATCTCCGAAACGTCCAGAGCCTTCGCCATTTTGCCGACCGCGTGCGCCTTCGGCTCATACTCTCCCAACAGGTACCGGCTGATCGCGCTCCTATGGAGCTCCGTCGCGCGCATAAGGTCCGCCTGGGTCATTCCTGCGTCCTCCATAGCCTCGCGCAAACGGTCTGCCGTGCTGGCTACTCTTTTATCATCAATCATCTTTACAACCTCCTCTCGGTGCCTATGGGAAAATATTACCATAGAAATCGTGAAATGTCAACAATTTTTTAAAAAAATTTTATGCAAAATAGAGAAATCGCGACAAGGGGCTTGACAGCGTCATTTTTCTGAATATAATAAAAGCGTGACCAAGTCGAGAAAACGCGACAAAAAGGAGGTGAAATAGCACATGAAGCAGAAACCTTTTGCTGGCCTGCGTGGGCTGATCGTAGCGAAGTTTGGCACATACGCGGCCTTCGCTAAAGCCATGGAGTGGTCGAATGCGACCTGTAGCGCCAAGCTAAACGCTAAATCGGAGTGGACAGGCCCCGAGATCGGACGCGCCTGCACGCTGCTGGGCATCCCGATGGACTGCGCCCACGAGTACAATTTTTTTTAACCAAGTTGTCGAGAAAACGCGACAAATGAGAAGGAGGGCCCCGTGGACAATAACGACAAGTACTACCCCCCGCTGGTGTTCGTCCATGGCAACACCACGGTGCGAGTGCATCGCCCGATCCTGACGGATGCCGAAAAGGCAAAACGTCTGGAGCGCATCAAAGAGGCCGCGGCCAACCTACTCTACGAGGCCGAGAGGGCACACGAAAATGAAACTACATAATAATGGAGGTAAAGCATGAACAACATCACAATCGAGCTTTGTCAAGAGGACCGCGCACGTCTGGACCGCACCTATGCAGCCCTGACGCGCCTGGTGGATCTGGTGACACTGCAAACCAGCAACACCGAGCTGGACGACATCCAGAAGCAACTGGCCGAAACGCTGAAAAACGCGGACCCCGCACAAGCCCCGAAAAACGCTGCAGGAGCGGCGCAAGCTGAGACCCCTGCAAACACCCAGCCGACACAAGAAGCGGCCACACCTGCAGAGCCTACCCACCCAGCCGAGGCGGATCTGCCCTGGGAGACTCCCGCACCTGCAGCGCCTGCTGTGACGCGTGAGCAGATCCAGCAGAAGGTCGTGCAGCTGTCCGTAGCTGCCAACGGTGCCAAGAAGGCAAAGGTCCGCGAGGTCGTGAACCTCTACGCCAAGAACGTGTCCGGCATCCCGGAGGACAAGTTCGCGGAGGTGTGGGAGAAGCTCACGGCTCTGGAGAAGGAGGCGTAAGATGAAACTGATCATAGAAAGGCGCCGCGAGATCGTCGTGGGCGCGATCGCCGTCGCTCTCCTCATCCTCGCGTTGCTGGCGCTCCGCCCGTCCATGGCGACCGTCAAGTGGGAGGAGGAGACCTACCGCGTGAGATCCGGCGACAGCCTCTGGTCCATCTCCGGCGAGTACTGCCCGGACAGCGTGGACCGTCAGGAGTGGATCCACAAGGTGCGCAAGCTGAACGACATCGACGGCAGCGTCATCTACCCCGGCCAGGTGATCACAGTCCTGGCACCCGAGGAGGACTGAGCCATGGCAGACAGGAAAAAGGTCGTCTACATCGCGGGCCCGATCACGGGCGTGGAGGAGTACTGGAAGCCCTTCGAGAAGGCCGAGGAGGATCTGGCCGCGCTGGGCTACATCCCGTTATCACCCGCGAGACTGCCGCAAGGCATGACCAACGAGCAGTACATGCGCATCTGCTTCGCACTGATCGACAGCGCAGACGCGGTGCTGGTCCTTGATCACAGCAAGTACAGCGAGGGCGTCCAGGTCGAGTGGGGCTACTGCCGCTACATCGGCAAGCCCCTCGTCGCGACAAGCAGCGAGGCCTACGGCCGCCATCTCGCGTTCGCACGTCTCAAGCGAGACCTGGAGGAGGCATTGAAATGACAGAACTGAACAACCACAAAGACAGAGCCCACGCGCTGCTCAGCGCATCGAGCTCAGCCCGCTGGCTGGCCTGCCCGCCGTCAGCGATCGCCGCGGAGGCATACCCCGCGCAGGACACCGAGTTCACCCGCGAGGGCACGCTGGCGCATGAGGTGGCGGAATTGTATGCCCGAGGCGACAACACCGCCCCAGGCGATGAAATCACCGCCGAGATGATCGACTGCGCCACGGGCTACCGGGACTACATCCAGGAGCAGCTCAAGAGCAACACCGCCACGGTGCTGCTGGAGCAGAGGGTGGACTTCTCCCCCTGGGTGCCTGACGGCTTCGGCACCGCGGACTGCATCATCATCCAGGGCGACACGATGGACGTCATCGACTACAAGTACGGCCAAGGCGTGAAGGTGTCCGCTGAGGACAACCCGCAGATGAAGCTCTACGGCCTGGGCGCGCTGAACGACTTCGGCTTCGTTTACGACGTCAAGATCATCCGCCTGCACATCTACCAGCCGCGCATGAATAACATCAGCGTGGACGAGCTCACGGTGGAGCAGCTGACCGAGTGGGCAGACAAGACCGTCAAGCCCACGGCCGACCTGGCCGCGAAGGGCAAGGGCAAGCACAGCCCCGGCGAGCACTGCCGCTTCTGCCCTCACGCAGGCCGCTGCCGCGCGCTGACGAAGGTCTGCACCGAGGCGGTCAAGTCCCACGGGATGCAGGCCAACGTGCCCGTGCTGGCGCCCTGGGAGGTCGCAGAGGTCCTGCAGATGGAGCCCCTGGTCTCCCTGTGGCTCAAGCGTGTGAAGGATCAGGCGCTGACCACGATGCTGGACGGCGGAGAGATCCCCGGCTACAAGGTGGTGGCCGGTCGCGGATCCCGCTCCTGGGCGGATGAGCTTGAGGTGGCCGCTGCGCTGGACAGCCAGGGCGTCAGCCGCGAGGAGTACACCAAGACCGAGGTGCTGTCCGTCGCGCAGATGGAGAAGGCCCTGGGCAAGAAAAAGGTGGCCGAGCTGGTCGGCGGTCACATCCTAACCGTGACCGGATCGCCTACCGTGGCACCGATCACAGACAAGCGCCCCGCCTATGACCGAGCGGCCGAGGCTGCAAAAGATTTTGAATAACGCGAAACCGCGTAAAAACTAAAAACACACATGAAAAGGAGTTAATGAGTTATGAGACAAGGAACAAAAGTTATCACAGGTATGGTCCGCTTCAGCTACTGCTATCTGGCCGAGCCCCAGGAGCCTCTGGGCGGTGGGGAGCCCAAGTACAGCGTCACGCTGCTGATCCCTAAGAGCGACACCGCAACCCTGAACGAAATCAAGCAGGCCATGGACGAGGCCCGCACCAAGTACTGCAGCAAGAACGGCGCCAACGCCCTGCCGCTCAAGCCTAACCACACGCTGCGCGACGGCGACGGAACGAAAGACAACGGCGACGACTTCGGCCCTGAGTGCAAGGGCTGCTACGTGATCAAGGTCCGCAGTAAGCAGAAGCCCGCGATCGTTGACAAATCGCGCCTGCCTATCACAGACCCCACTGCAGTGTACGGTGGCTGCTACGGCCGCGCGTCGATCAACTTCTACGGCTACAACACCGCAGGACAGAAGGGCATCAGCGCGAGCCTGCTGGCTGTCCAGAAGCTGGAGGACGGCGAGCCCTTCGGCACTGTAGGATCCGCCGACGACTTCAACGACGGCTTCACGGATGGCGGTGCCGGCGATGACTTCATGTCCTAACGCAGCACAGCGCGAGCTATTTATTGACATTGAGACCTACAGCAGCGTGGACCTCCGCGCTGCGGGTCTCTACCCCTACGTGGAGGCGGACGACTTCAGGGTCCTGCTGGTGCAGTACGCCTGGGGCGACGATATGGTGCGCTGCCTCGACCTGACCGGCCGCTTGGATGAGGACGAGATGTACGACCTCCAGGACGTGCTGGACGGCCTTCAGGACCCCGGCGTGCTAAAGATCGCCCACAACAACGCCTTCGAGCGCGCGGCTCTCGGCAAGTACGTCGGGCAATATATGCCGCCCGAGCAGTGGACCGACACCATGATCCTGGCCGCTATGAACGGCCTGCCCATGAGCCTGGAGGCCGCGGGTGATGCCCTGGGCATCGAGCTGCAGAAGCTGAAGGAAGGCACCGCCCTTATATCATACTTTTGCAAACCTTGCAAGCCCACCATCTCAAACGGCGGCAGGACGCGGAACATGCCCTGGCACGCGCCGGAAAAATGGGAGCGCTTCAAGGCCTACGGCGTCCGCGACGTGGAGGCCATGAGGCAGATCTACAGACGCCTGCAGCGCTTCCCTGTCCCTGAGTGGGAGCGACGCGTCTGGTGCCTGGACGCCCGCATCAATGAGCGCGGCGTGCTGGTGGACAGAGACTTCGCCGAGGCTGCCATCGCCGTGGACGACGCCTTCCGAGAGGAGCACACCGCAGAGATGCAGAAGCTGACAGGCCTGGACAACCCCAACAGCGTCGCCCAGCTGAAGGAATGGCTGGAGATGGTCGGGATGGAGTGCGACAGCCTGAACAAGGCGACGGTGGCCGACCTGAAAAAAGAAGCCACCGATCGCACGACCAAGAGGGTGCTGGAGCTCCGCCAGCTGCTGGGCAAGACCAGCACCAAGAAGTACCAGGCCATGACCTCCGCAGCGGGCAAGGACGACAGGATCCGAGGGGTGCTGCAGTACTACGGCGCAGGCCGCACAGGCCGCTGGGCCGGCCGCCTCGTACAACTTCAAAATTTGCCCCAGAACCACCTGGACGACATCGGCCTGGTGCGTGAGCTGGTGAAGGAGCGAGACCTGGAGACCCTGGAGATGTGCTTCGACAACGTCCCGGACGTGCTGTCTCAGCTGATCCGCACGGCCTTCGTGGCCAAGCCCGGGCACACCTTCCTGGTGAGCGACTACGCAGCCATCGAGGCGCGCGTGATCGCGTACCTGGCGGGCGAGAAGTGGCGCATGGACGTGTTCGCTCAGGGCGGGGACATCTACTGCAGCTCAGCCTCCCAGATGTTCAAGGTGCCGGTCGTCAAGCATGGCGTCAACGGTCACCTGAGACAGAAGGGCAAGATCGCGGAGCTGGCCTGCGGCTACGGTGGCGGCGTCGGCGCGCTGAAGGCCTTCGGCGCTGACAAGATGGGGCTGACCGAGGAGGAGATGCAGGACATCGTCACACAGTGGCGAGCAGCCAGCCCGACCATCCCGCGCTTCTGGAGAGATACGGAGCAGGCAGCCAAGCGAGCCCTGGAGAACCCCGGGCGGACGTTCACGCTGCCCTGCGGTGTCAAGTACATGAGAGACGCCGACGCGCTGCGCTGCAAGCTGCCCTCCGGGCGCATCCTGTCCTACTGGGGAGCCCGACTTGACAACGACGGCAACATCTGCTTCATGGGGCAGAACCAAACGACCCGCAAGTGGGAAAAGACCGACACCTGGGGCGGGAAGCTCGTGGAGAACATCGTGCAAGCCTACGCCCGCGACTGTCTGGCCGTGGCGCTGCTTCGCCTGGACGAGGCGGGCTACGCGATCACCTTCCACGTGCACGACGAGATCATCGTAGAGGCGCCAGACGGCAGCCGCTGGGAGGACATGGCCGAGATCATGGGCCGCCCGATTGACTGGGCGCCTGGGCTCCTGCTGAGGGGCGACGGCTACGATACAAAATTTTACATGAAGGACTGATAGATATGCGAGTGAATTATATCGACAACATCGACTGCCTGGAGGGGCTGGCTGCCGTCCCCGATCACTCGGTGGACGCGATCATCACCGACCCGCCGTACTTCCTGAGCATGGGGCACGCGGGCAGCAAGACCAACGCCCAGGCGAGCGAAATGCTGAACAGCAACCGCTGCTTTGACGATCTGGCGATCGCCACCCCGTTCTACAAGCAGCTGTTCGCAGAGTACGCGAGGGTGCTCAAGCCCACGGGCAGTTTCTACTTTTTCACCGACTGGCGCGGCTATGCCTACTACTTCCCGCTGATCAACGCGGCGCTGCCCGTGCGGAACATGATCTGCTGGGACAAAAAGAGCGGGCCCGGGAGCTTCTACAGCTTCGCGCATGAGCTGGTGATCTTTGGCACCTACCTGCCCAAGACCAAGGGCGGCGTGGGCACCAACGTCTGGCGCGAGGCGGCATTCAATAGCGGCGCCAGAAAGACCAACGGCGACAAGGTCCACCCGTCGCAGAAGCCCGTGGAGCTGATCGAGAAAATGATCCAGGACAGCACCGAGCCCGGCGACGTGGTGCTTGACACCTTCATGGGCAGCGGCACGACCGCGGTGGCCTGCCTGCGCACCGGGCGCAACTTTATCGGCTTCGAGCTGAACGAAGGCTACCACGCCATAGCACAGCAGCGCATCGCGGACGCCGTGGACGCGCTCCTGGAGGAGGAGTGAATGTCATGACCATACAAAACGACATCACCCTGGACGTGGCGCTGGGCAACAGCCGAAAGACTAAGACCTGGAAAAACAAGACCATGGCCTGGTCGGAGCTGCTCGCCCGCCTCGCCAATACAACACGAACACCTGAGACCGTGGCCGAGTACAAGGCCATGGGCCGCGACCAGCAGAGCGAGATCAAGGACGTGGGCGGCTTCGTCGGTGGCTACTGTAACGAAGGCAGCCGCTCCGACATCCGCCACCGCTCGATCCTGTGCCTGGACGCAGACTTCGCCGACGCGGAGCTGTGGCCCGACTGGGAGCTGTTCTACGGCAAGGCCGCCGCGGTCTATTCTACACACAAGCACACACCCGAGAAGCCCCGCCTGCGCCTGGTGATCCCGCTGTCCCGTAACGTGGATCCGGACGAGTACATGGCCATCGGCCGCCGAGTGGCGAGCACGCTCGGCATGGACAAGTTCGACGACACGAGCTACCAGGCGCAGCGCCTCATGTACTGGCCGAGCACTTCCCAGGACGGGGAGTACGTGTTCGACTACACCGACGCGCCGCTGCTGGATCCGGACGAGGTGCTGGCTACATACCACAACTGGCGCGACGTGTCAAGCTGGCCTACAAGCAGCAGAGAGGCAGCCGCGCCGCAGAAGGCGACAGCCAAGCAGAAGGACCCGCTGCTGAAGCCTGGCCTGGTCGGTGCCTTCTGCAGGGCCTACTACCCTATAAGCGAGGCCATCGAGGCCTTCGTGCCTGTATATCAACCCTGCGATGAGCCCAACCGCTACACGTACACGGACGGCAGCACGGGCGGCGGCGTGGTCATCTACGAGGACGGCAAGTTCTCCTACAGCTTCCACGGTACCGACCCTGCGAGCGGCCAGACCGTGAACGCCTGGGACCTGGTGCGCCTCCACCTGTTCAAGGATCAGGACGCAGCCATCGACCCGGACACGTCGCCATCGCTTCGCCCGAGCTACCTGGCCATGGTGCAGCTGGCGACCAACGACAAGCGCGTGGCAGCGCAGAACGTAGCAGACAGAGCCGCAGAG